CGCATAAAAGCTCTGGGACGTGCCGCCAGCACCGTCGTAGCTGCCCCAGTTAGCGCAGTTACTCGTCGGAACACCAGACACCCCCCACTGCCACCAATTGCCGTGGGGAGGGCGCCACCGAGAATCCCCGGCACAATTGCCGCTCGGCAGGTAGCCATTACAGTTCGTTGCGTGGTCGTCGTAATACTGGGTTGATCGATCTGCTTCGCCGATATCCACGCCGTTGGCGTTTTGAAACCCTGTATCGCGCGCATTTTCTGAAGTTCGATTCGATCGCACATTGGCCGCTTTGAAGTTTCCACTCAGCGTATTAGTGACATTGAGTTTTTCCTGTACGTCATCTGCAAGCCCAGCAAGAGGCACTTTTGTGATTGGCATTTACTCACCTACCTTTCCGTAAGCGTCCTCATAGGCCATCTGAGCGACATCCTCGAGAGCAGCCTCCTCGGACTTGGCAAGAAAGAACTCACCTATTAATTGACCATCTTTTCCAGCAACGACCATATGTCCCTCAGATGGGCTTACTTCCTTCAAATCCACCAAATGCATCGGATGGTGTTTCATCTTTTGTTCCCCTATAGATAACGAACAACGATTCGCGCGCCATTTGGCGGCGGTGCCGTAAATCGCAAAATGGCGCCAGCATCGGCAAGCTCGTAGGCATCAAACATGTCTTGCAAAACCGTATTCACCGTCACCAGAATGGATTGCTTGTTTTGTGCGGCCGAAGTGAGACTGAAGTCAGTCTGTGTGCCATCTGCGGTAAAGGACGTTGGCGTGCTGTTTGCCGCTCCTCCTGCACTTGCGGCAAACGCCTGCGCTTCATTTCGAAAGCCCTGCGCTTCGTTCTTATAAACAAGGGCTAGCGCCTCGCTCTGATCGGCCGCTTGGGCCGATGCGGCCGCGTCATTTTTATGGGAAAGCGCGCTGGCCTCACTTTCATCAGCGGCAGTTGCGCTATCTGCTGCCTCAAGCGCGTAGTGACGGGCGGAATATCGACTTGAGCCCGTGACGACCTGGTTTCGGTCCTTCGCCGCCCATTCAAGCGCCAAAGCAGCCCCAGCCTGACTCTCCTTATCAAGCCAGCGTACCGAAATCATCACACCCACGGGTATAGGTGCACTGAAAACCAGTTGGTTTCCCGACTCTACGTTGTAAGCATCAATCGGGATCTGTGTCACACCGGCACACTCGACCAGGATCGCACCTGCATAAGATACGGATCGATTGATCATGTAAGTGTCGCCACCACTACCCAGGATATGTTGAGTCGGGATGACCGTATTGGTGGTGGTAGTATCCGCCGCTCCCTCAGCGCGGTCTCGGGCTAGTTCGGCTGCCATCCTCTCCGCATGCGCAAAGTCTGCCGACGCATGAGCATTGTTCTCACTGGTGGCGGCATTGGCTGCAGATGTGGCTGCTTGCTGCGAACTCTGAGCCGCCTCACTTGCCGATACGCTGGCAGCCAAAGCGCTACTGGCTGCCTCACTGGCTTTTTCAGTGGAAGTTGCGGCCTGGCTGGTCGCTGCCGATGCACTCGCAGCAGACGCCGCCTGAGCCGTTGTTGCCAACTGGGCACTGTCGGAGGCCTGCAATGCACTCTGACTTGCTGAGGCCGCACTGCTCTGGGCGCTCGTCGCGCTCGTGGCAGCTGCAAGGGCTCGATTATCAGACTGCGTTTCACTGGCCGCAGCTGACGCAGCGCTTAAAGCGGCCGCCTGCGCACTTTGGCTCGCATCATCGGCCTTTGCCTCCGCCGATGAAAGAATGCCACCGGCGGTATTGTTTATTCGGTCGTCGGCGTCCTTTAGAAGCTTGGCGACCGTGTTGAGCTCCCCGCCCTCTGTAGCGACTGTCTCAGTGTCACCGCCATGAACAATCTGGTGAAATAGGTTGCTGTCCGCTGCTGTCTGCGTGACTGCATTCTCTAGTGTTGTCTGTAGAGTCATTTTTCTCCTCAGTGCTCATGGCTGTGTATCGACAGCGAGTCGGTAAGTTGTGCATGGACAAACGTGTGCATGTGCTCAGAGAGCGCCACTACGTTTTGGGCGCCAATATTGAGAACCAGATCAAGCGCATCGCTGGTCAAGGTTGGACGATCACGAATCTCTAACTCACTGGTGATATCCCAAAGCCCGTTGTGAATGAGCCTTGCCTCAAATTGACGGGTAAACCTTGCCTCATGGGGCAAAAGCCCTAGACCGCCACGCAGGTCAATCACAAACCACTGGCCACCTTCGTCGGCCTTGTACTTGTACCAAGCCTCAAATGTCGCGAATTGGAACTCATCAAGCACCCAGTGCACGGATACTCGGCTTGGTGTCTGACGGAAGCGGCGGCGCTGCCTTGCTGGCCCCGTGTCCATGTCTGTTCGCAAAATCGCATCCTGAGGAGTTACGACATAACCCCCAATAGTGGGTAGCGGCAGATGTACAGGCCACGAAACGACACTCATCGCATCGCCCCAGCTGCTGGATTCAGGCCATATCGACGCTCAAGCGTAGGTGCGAGGCCATTGCCCTGAGAGATCGACCTGGCCATTTTTGACTCAATTTGTTCCAAAATGACATCAAGCCGCGTTGAGCCGTCGGGTTGTTGACGATTTTCCACCCGAGCCACCGCTCCGCTAACATTGTTTTGAACGTGGACTTCCACCCGAACCTCTGGGCGACCACTGACCGCACCACCGAGTGCTCGAAGTTGTCCAGGGGTAAATATTGCTTCGCCTTTCTGAGCAATGATGGGAACCTCATTGCCAACAATTCCGCCGCCATGAAACCGGGGTGCATTGGCGAATAAACCCGCGCTGGCGCTTCGAGTTGCGAACTGATCGACTCCCACCAAGCCGCCAGAGTGGGCAAGCATGGTGGGTCCGCTTGCCGGGGCGCTTGGAGCCATCAAGGTGCCGATCGCATTTGCAAACGGCAAGGTGATCATTCGCTGAATCTGTATGCGAATCAAATCGGAGATGATGCTGTCAGCAAGGCTGCGGAAATCAAGCTTTCCGGTTTTAACAAACTGAACCAAGGCCTCTGTCATTCCCGAGAATGCGCGTTTTGTGGCGTTTTCCATTTGCTTACCCACTTGCTGGGCCTCATCGGCGACATCTTGCAGCGCCTTGACCACGCCTGCGCTTGGGTCAGAAAGTTCAAAGGCCCGCTGTCGCAATGACGCTGCGCCATCGGCAGCACGTCTGGCCGCTTCTTCAATTTTTGCAAATGCATCGGCGAGCCTCTCATTGCCTGGCGCTGCCTGGGCCACCTCCTTGGCCTGTGCGGCAAGCTGTGCAAGCTGATCGGCGCTCTGTTGCCTTGCTTGAGCGAGTTTATTAAGAGACTCCACCTCGGAGATGGCCCGAGCGTCCCTTTGGGTGCGGATTTGCTCCTCGATGGCGCTTAGCTCAAGCTGACCGCGCTGTGCTTGTTCTTGAAGATCCTTCAGCGTCTCAAGAGGCTGACGAATCGATCGCTCAAGCGCTGATTGTTGCGCTTCGCGCTCGATTCGCTCCCGCTTAGAAGCGATATCAGCGAGCTTTTCTTCAAGCTTCATCCGATCCTGCGCAGTCTGCGCATCAACGGCCAAGCTTTTACGAACAATCGCCTCTTGGTCTGCATACAAGGCGCGCACTCGGTCGAGATACTCTTGCTGCGCAGAGACCCGTAGTTCAGTGGCTTGTTTAAAGCTGAGATACCCGGCACCCTCTTGTAGATCCGTTACCTTTTGACGGTCTCTAAAAAGAGTGGACTCTTCGTCGACCAGTCGCTGCAGAGCGCGCAGTTGCATCTCCATAGCGGAGATTGCATTGGCCGACTGTGAAGTGCTCGCGGTGTTGTAATTCAGAGCCTTGCGAGGGTTACTCAAAGCCTCTGCTGCCGCATTGGCTGCATCTGCACCGCTTCGAATCTCTTTAAATCGCTCGGTCACGGCATCGGCAAGCAGCGGCATCTCCCAGAGCTCGACGTAGTTCTTATTGGCCTGAGAGACGATCTGGTTGCGTTTCTCTAAGGCTGCCTGCAAACGCGCCCGGTTTTCTTCCGAGAAGGGGTTGATGCCCTTTCCACCCGCAAGAAAAGTGCCTGCGAGTTCAATGTCCGCCCATACCGCCTGAAAGCTACCGATGACAGACTTGATGGTCTGCCCGATACCTCGCAGGGCATCAATGACAACCGCCAGAGCATACGCGGTGGTCTCTGCCCAATTCGTCAAGGTGCCATCTTCACGCAGCCGCATGATGCCTTTGACAGCGTCTTGGCTTCCAAAGAACATCCGGCTTAGCTCCTGACCAAGCGCAGACATAGCCGGGACGGACGCGGTGACAAGCGTCTGGGCGATAAAGCCACTTTCGGCCTTCAGACGCGCGAGCGCCTTACCCGCACGATCAGCCTGCTCGACCTGATCCGCTGTGAGGCGGATATTGAGATCCTGATTCTCGGCCAAGTCCTTCAGAAACGGCAGCAATGATGCGCCTGACTTCCCAAAGAGTTCCATCGCAATTGCTGTCTTTCCAGCGCCATCCTGGAAGTCCGCAAGCTTAAGTGCAATGTCATTCATGACCTCGGCTGGGTCACGAAGATTGCCGCTACTGTCCTTGGCACTAATGCCCAAAAAGCGCAGTGCTTTCGAGGCACCTGCGGTTTCTTCATCAATTCCCGCAAGGCCCTTTGAGAGTCGAGACAGACTGGCACCGACGTTTTCCATGGACGTGCCAGAGATAGTTGCAACAGGCGCAAAGCCCGAGAGTGCCTCTACGCTTGCACCTGTCTGCTCGGAGAGTCCTTGCAGCGCTGAGGCCGCCTCGAGAGTCTGATTAACGAAGTCCCGAAGCGCTGCCACGCTGGTCACGCCAATCGCAACAGTAAACGCCGTCTTGGCAACAGAAGCAACCTGAGCCAAGGATGACTTGATCTCATTGGTGCGCTTTTCGACCATGCGGGCGCTCTTACCCAGATCCGCATGAAACTCTGCCGTTTCGGCGGCAAGCTTTACGACGAGTGAGCCAATATCAGCCATTTTTCTTCACCAGATGCGAAAACATTGCCTTCAGACGCATGGCATTGGACTTTGCGTCTGACACGCTGGGCTGTCTTTCGATAAAGGGCATAAAGTCCTCTGGACTAAATGGCGGGCTGTCTTTGTGTCGATGGGCATTGGCAAAGGTCGATGTCGTCAAAGCACTGCGGTAATCGGCTCGAAAGTCACCAAAGGGCTCGAGTTGATAAAAGGCCATCCACTCCGAGAGTTCATCAGAACCAAGCTTTGCGAGTAGTTCTCGGACCGTCATGCCTAAAGACAGGGCGAGCCGAAAGACAAATCGTCGGGAGGGGTTGGCCGTTAGGTCTTTTTTGCGGCTTCTACCTGCTCAGCGCCAATGCCGTTGAGTCGCTGAGACACCGCAAACAGTCGATCGAGCGCTTTGGCGCTCTTATTGCCAAGCGCCGTGATCTCATCATCCGTAAACAAACGATCCCCGGACTCCGAGCAAATGGTGAGCGACACCAGGCGGGCGCGAACATTCTCTAGCCGCCCATCCTTGCCAATGAGGCTTGCCTCAAACGCATCTCGGTCGGTCCCTGTCATGGTTCGGACATAGACATCGCCGCCCCACTCAGGAACATTGACCCGTTCTTTGGGAAGATCATCAGCCGCGAGGATGGCATCTTTAGTCAAAATAACCATGGGCTTACTCCTCCGTGATGCTGCCATCGATTTCAATCGTCACCGAAGCTTCAACGACCGCATCCACTCCACCCTGAACGCTAAATTGCGTCACATAGCCGTAAAAGGTCCAGGTTGCGGGAGGTGTCGAGTCCGTAAAGGTGATCTTGTATTGCCGACGGGTATTCGCAGCGCGGTCTGCACGCATGGCGATGTGTACGGGATCGTCTGGGTTGAAATGTACCGAGAGGGATAACTGGCCCTCATCGCGAAGCCCGACACGCTTTTCCTTCGCGGTGGAGGCAAGGTTTGTCACATCAATGACGGAAGCCTGACCACCGGGACCTTGAAATGACACAACATTGGGGATCGTCTCGAACGCGGTGGTTCCAAAACGGGCAATAGTGATTCCCTGCGAAGGGACCGCAGAACTAGGCATCGTGGTATCTCCTTAGATTAATCCCAGGCGTTGCTGGGGTTGTGCACCTATCGGTGGTAGGTGTAGTCCACCGAGACGCGATAGCTTCGTGTCTCGCTTTCAAAATCTGTGAGCACCATCCGAACATCGGAAACGGTGTTTTTGGCTGCGAGGATGGCTAACAAGACTTCGTCCTGAAGCCCTAGTGCCTCGGCATAGGTTTTTGCGTAGCAATCAACCTGCACGCGTATGCGCTCTAGACCGTGCAGACCGTTAATCCCAAGAATCTGTTCGCCCGATACGGGGGTGTAGACGATAAAGGGATAGGTTGATTCACTTGGTGCAATCAGGGCGTAGACCTGACCGCCCGCGAGGTGCTTGATCGCATCGTAAAAGTCCTGCATTAAAGCCCTTTGAGTTTCTTAGCCTCAAGCTCAATGCGCTGGGCAAGCCGAGACTTAATTACATCGGCCGCCTCATAGCGCTTAGCCTCTAGCGCTGGGCGAAGAAATGGACGAGCCGCCATCTTGCGTGTGCCAAACTCGATGAAGCGCCAGTACCAGGCGTCTTGCGATAAGTTCTTCTTCTTTCCCTGGTTGCGGTATTTCTTGCCATGCCGAACAGTCACGAAAAAGGTCTGCCGCGTGAGGCTCGAAAGTTCCCGGATGTGCTTCATGATCACGGAGCGACGCAAGGTCCCGGGCGGTGGCTGGTTGGGCATCGACTGCTTTGCAATAGGAGCACGGCGCTTTGCCTCATCCCTCACAACCTTAGCCCCTGCATAAACAGACGCTCTGAGTCCATTTCGAGCGACCCGATCCGGTAGGACCTGTAGGGCTTTGACCAACTGCGCTGCACCCTTAACCTCAAAGCGCTCACGTTTGGCCATCGTCAAGCCCCTCTGCAGCCCAAAGCGTGACCAGCACACCTTGCTCGCCTTCGTTGATCGCGCCAAAGATCCTGAAAAACCGGTTCTTATAGAGCGCCCGGTACTCCGCAACCGAGGCAGCATTAGAAAATGCCGACTGAAATCGGACCGTGATAGTGTGCGATACCTCGTTGGAGATGCGTTGCGCTGTTACAAGGTCGCGTGCATTCAAAGGTTCTATGTTTGCCCAGACCGTTGCCGCATCCACCCACTCTCGGCGCGGCGCACCAAGACTGTCCTTGACCATAAACGGCCTCTGAAAACGAACTCGTTTATCGAGTGTTCCTGCCGAAAGCGCGCTCATACCAAAGCCACTCGATAAGGGTCAAGAAGTCCATCGACAAATGGCAAAGGATCAATTCGTCCTTTGCTTAGGATCGACATCTCTTCTCGATGTGCATAAAGACTGCCGATGCGCAGCTTGATCCAACTCTTTAGCCCCTCAGGCACATCGCTTGGTGTGCCGTATCCCGCATCAAAGACAACTCTGACCACGCCGATTTGGGATAGCGTAATTGGCCATGTATTACCAAAGCGTGGTGTGATCCGCGCAGGCTCAGACGTAAGGTCCGAGACGTAAATGGAGGGGTCAACTGTTTGCCACTGCCCCGACTGGTCTTGGTAGCTAATCTCTACGACAGACTGGACCGGACACCGATGCAAGTGCAGCGATGAGCAGTGAAAGCCATCGAGTGTTCGCATCCATCGGGCTGTGCAGATCTGTCGGCCAGTCAGGGTCTCGGCTGCAACTCGTGCGGCCGAGATTAAGGATTCGATCAAGGCATCGTCATCGTCGAAGTCCACCCGAAGGTGAAGCTTTGCCTCGGCAAGCGAGACAGGCTCCACCGTGGGTGGGGTGATAAGACTCAGTGACACGACAACGACCCTTAGACCACCTGGGCAACAGAAGCGATGTTTGACACGTTGGCTGGCAAGTTACGTGGGTCTACCCCAATAATCTGCGCAGCGACTTGGCTTGCAGCGGTAGCGGTTGTAATCGCTAGCCGAACAAAGCCAAAGCCATTGACGGTATCAAGTTCCTCGCCACGAACATTGATCAGGACTTGGCGGTTTGACCCGCTGTTAGCCTGCTCGAGCGTTGTGATGGCCTTTCCAGTCACATCCTTGGCGCCGGTACCGCTGGCGTCGGTTGCCTGTTGCAACTTCGCAGCCAGTGTTCCGTTTGTGCCCATGGTTCCGGTCTGGATGATCGCAAGCAGGGAGTGAAACTGGGCGCAGGACACCCACTCCGAGTTGCTTGTGCCTGCGGCCTGACTAGCGGGATCGATGGATGCGAGCACGGCGAGTTGCTCGCTACCTTTTGCGTTGGG